TCACGCTGGTATGGGTAATGCGATCTCAAATTATTCAAACTTTATCAATACCCCACATAGCATAACTACTCTTGGTGGTCTTTCGGTAACTGGTGTCTCAACACTAAGTGGACAATTAAATGCTAATGGTGGTATTGCTGTTGATACAAGTGCATTTACAGTCGCAGATACGACTGGTAATACATCTATTGCAGGAACTTTAGCAGTTACAGGAACCACAACCTTAACTGGTCTATTGGACGCTAATGGTGGTGCAGAGATCGATAATATTCGTATTGGTGTCGCCAATGATAATGAGATTGATACTTCATCAGGTAACTTAACGCTTGATTCTGCAGGTGGTACTGTTGCGATAGATGATAATGCCACTGTTGCGGGAACTCTAGGAGTCACTGGTGCGACCACACTTTCCTCCACATTAGGAGTTACTGGTAATACAACTCTTAGTGGAACTCTTGATCTTGGACACGCTAGTGACACAACAATTGCTAGAAGTTCTGCTGGCACCGTAACTATCGAAGGTGTAACTGTTGCCACTGAAACTAACACGCTTACTTTAACTAATAAAACGATTAATCTTAGTAGCAACACTTTAGTCGCAACTTCTGCTCAACTTGCTGCTGCTTTAACTGATGAGACTGGTTCAGGATCTGTTGTCTTCTCAGCATCACCAACTTTCACTGGCACACTAAATGCGGCAGCTGTAGCAACCAGTGGAAATGTTACAATTGGTGGTAATTTATTTGTTACTGGCACAACAACTGAAATTAACACCGAAACATTAAAAGTTGAAGACAGTCTGATTGAGATTGGTCTTATCAATAGTTCTGGATCTCTAGTTGCACCTACATCTGATTTAAACATTGATATTGGTGTTCTATTTCATTATTTTAGTGGTTCGGCTAAGAAAGCTGCTGTATTCTGGGATGACTCTGCATCAAGAATTGTATTTGCTGATGAGGTTACAGAATCTAGTAGTGTATTAACAGTTGCTGCAAATGCATACGCATCTATTGAAGTTGAAAGTATTTTCATTAATGACTGTGCGGGTCAATCTCAACTCATCACTTGCTCAGGCACAACTAGGAGTCTTGAAAATATCACGATAGATGGCGGTTCATTCTGACCATAGTAAATAAATTATAAATATGGGTAGGATTAATCCTGCCCATTTTTTGTATCATTATGAATGAAAACGATTATAAAACTTTAATTATTACATATCAACAAAAATCATTTGATTTATTTACTCAAGTTATTGCTTTAGAGGCAAAGTTATCAACGGCAAATCAAGTCATTGAAACATTAATGAAACAAACTAACGATCTTAAAAATGAACTTGAAAGTTTAAAATTAAAAAATAAAAAAGTTTCTAATAAAACATCTGATAGTTTAAATTCTGGGGAATTCTAATGGCAAAACCCTCAACACGCCAGGGACTTATAGATTACTGTTTAAGGCGTTTAGGTGCTCCAGTATTAGAAATAAATGTAGATGATGATCAAATAGATGATCTAGTTGATGACGCTTTACAACTTTTTCAAGAGCGTCACTTTGATGGTGTTGAAAGAATGTATTTAAAATATAAATTATCACAGGAAGATATTGACAGAGGAAAAGCAAAGAATACTGTTGGAGTTGGAATTGTAACTACAAGCGCAACGTCTACAAATATTAGTGGATATGGGACAACAACTTCTAAATTTTATGAAAATTCTAATTTTATTCAAATTCCAGATTCAGTAGTCGGTGTTGAAAAAATATTTAAATTTGATACTAGTTCTATCTCTGGTGGAATGTTTAGTATTAAATATCAATTATTTTTAAACGATTTATATTATTTTAATTCCGTTGAACTTTTACAATATGCAATGGTTAAAAGATATTTGGAGGATATTGACTATTTGTTAACAACAGACAAGCAAATAAGATTCAATAAAAGACAAGATAGATTATATTTGGATATAGACTGGGCAGCACAAACTGCAGGTGATTTTATCATCATAGATTGCTACAGAATTTTAGATCCAGACACCTTTACTAATGTTTATAATGATAGTTTTTTGAAATTATATCTAACTTCACTAATTAAAAAACAATGGGGTCAAAATTTAATTAAATTCCAAGGTGTTAAACTTCCTGGAGGAATTGAATTAAATGGAAGACAAATCTATGATGATGCTATTAGAGAACTTGAAGATATTAAGTCAAGAATGAAAGCAGAGTATGAATTACCACCTATGGATATGATTGGTTAAATATATGGCATTAAATCCTTTTTTTCTACAAGGTTCTGCAGGTGAACAAAGATTAATTCAAGAATTGATTAATGAGCAACTAAAAATTTATGGTGTAGAAGTTACTTACATACCAAGAAAATTTGTTAGAAAGCAATCTATTATTGAAGAAATTCAGTCTTCTAGATTTGACGATAATTTTTTACTAGAAGCATATGTAAACACCTACGATGGATATGGTGGGGCAGGAGATATATTAACTAAATTTGGAATGAGCATTAGAGACGAACTTACAATTACAATATCAAGAGAAAGGTTTGAAGATTTTATATCACCATTTCTTACTGATATGAATGATAATGAAATAGAACTTGAAACTAGACCAAGAGAAGGAGATTTGGTTTATTTTCCATTAGGACAAAGACTATTTGAAGTTAAATTTGTAGAGCATGAGCAACCTTTTTATCAACTTGGAAAAAATTATGTTTATGAATTAAAATGTGAACTATTTGAATATGAAGATGAAATTGTTGATACATCTGTGGAAGAAATTGATAAAACATTGCAAGATATTGGATATATTGTTGATCTTCAACTATTTGCTTCTGGAACTCAAGCTACTGCAACATCAACAGTTGGAACTGGATACATTAAAAATATTACATTAACAAATGATGGTTCTGGATATACTGGAACACCAGTAGTGTCGATTTCAACAGCACCATCGGGAGGAACAAACGCCACAGCAGTAGCAATTACAACCACTAGAAATAGTATAACTTCTATTCAAGAAATATTACTTATAAATGCTGGAGCAGGATATACAACCACTCCAGTAATAACAATCACTGGTGGCGGTGGAACTGGAGCGGCCGCTACATGTGGTATCGTTACTAGTAAAAAAGGAGTTATTTCATTTACTATCACCAATGGTGGAGTTGGATACTCAACTATTCCAAATGTTTCAATATCATTACCAGCATTATCACCCAATTTGCCAGCATCCGCAAGAGCAGTTGTAAGTGCAGCAGGAACCATCAGTCAAATTAGAATTGTTAATGCTGGAGAGGGATTCTTCTCAGCACCGTCTATCACAATTGGTGTTGCTGCAACAGTTGGTGTAGGAACTTATTGGTTTAATGAAACAGTAATTGGATCAAGATCTAAATCTGCAGCAAAAGTTAAAAATTGGGATAAAGATACTAAGATACTTAAAGTTGGAATTACCACCGGTGCGTTCCGTCCAGGAGAACTAGTTGTCGGATCAAAATCTGGTGCAGTTTATAGTGTTAAGGTATCTGCTGGTAGTTCAACAGATAAATACGAACAAAATGATATTATTGAATCTGCAGCAGATCTCATCCTAGATTTTTCAGAGTCAAATCCATTCGGTAGTTACTAATGTTAGGAACCTATTATTATCACGAAATCATAAGAAAGACCATCATATCTTTTGGAACAATATTTAATCAGATTTATATAAAACATAAAAACTCTGAAAATAATGAAATTAGTGAAATGAGAGTTCCACTAGCATACGGGCCAACTCAAAAATTTCTAGCTAGAATTGAACAGCAAGCAAATTTAAATAAACCAGTTCAAATTACTTTACCAAGAATGTCATTTGAAATGACTTCTATTGAATATGATCCTACAAGAAAAGCAGGTATAACACAAACTTTCAAAGCAGTGAGTGGTGGACAAACAAAGAAAGTTTTTATGCCTGTTCCATATAATATTGGATTTGAGTTGAGTATTTTATGTAAATTAAATGATGATGCTCTACAAATTGTAGAGCAAATCTTACCATATTTTCAACCATCATTTAATTTAACAATTGATTTAATAGCATCAATTGGAGAAAAGAGAGATGTGCCAGTTGTTTTGAATAGTATTTCATTTCAAGATGATTATGAAGGGGACTTTTCCACAAGAAGGGCTTTAATTTATACGCTTAGATTTACTGCAAAGACATATCTATTCGGCCCTGTTGCCGATAATCCAGAGGGTCTCATTCGTAA